GCTTAAAATTGCATCCCATTCACTCACAAAAAAATCTAATGTTTATTGCGATCCACGATACGTAATTAGTCACGATACAGTATCTTTCTTAAAATCTTCAAATAACTTAATTTGTCCACTTTGCTCTAAAAAATTAAGTGAAAAAGATTATGTAGAAATATTACCAGTCAAATTACAAAATGAATTGCAAGAAGAAACAGAACTTATTAATTGTAATAATATTATTGATTGGTTTAAAATTGACAATCATAAAGTGATTAGTCCAACAAAAATATTTTACGAAATAGAAAATAAAGGATTTTATGATTTAGCTTATCAATATAATAAAATATTACCTATTGATGCTTTGGATTTTAACGTTAAATCTTATGAATTTTCTGATATGACTGTTACGAAATCATTGGATAAATTTAATTTTTCGGTTAATTCATCGTGCGCATTTAATTCGTTGATCCTTAAAAATTATTCGTTTTTGAATTGCTTAAATTGGGATAATATTTGTATTGCTGGCGGATTTATCAAGTCATTATTATTAGATAAACCAGTTAATGATGTTGACATTTTCATGTATGGTTTGGATACAGTTCAAACGTTATTGAAAGTTCGTCACATTTCAGATGTTTTACAAAATTCTTTTCCGGATAAATATGTATTGGTTGCGAATAAAAAAGATACACAAGTAATAGAAATGTTAATATTAGATATTGTTACTGCTGATGTGGTGTTTAAAGAATTTAAGGAAATAATGGAAATGTCTGACAATGAAAAAGATAACGATATTGAAACCCCAATAATTAACTATTTTACATCTCTAAAAAATCGCAGTACTGATAAAGAAATTTTAAATAGATTTAAAGTAATTCATAAAATCCAAATTATAATAATGCCTCACAATGATATTTATGATATTATTAATAATTTTGATTTGTCTTCAAGTATGGCTGCTTATGACGGTACTAACTTGTTGTTTAATGAAAAAGGTTACTGGTCATATAAATATATGTTTAACGTGTTAAAAAAGAATTATAATTATTCAACTTTGCCGAGAATAATAAAATATTACAACTGTGGATTCAATTTAGTTTTCCATAAACACAATGATAATAAAAATAATTGCGTTATGTGTGAAAGTTACGATTACCTTTATGAGTTAACAAAAAATCGTCGATTTATGTACAAAGAATTATTTGGAGAAAGTGAAGTCATTAGTAATAATGTAATCAAAATAAATTCTCTGAACTTATCTAAAAATCAAAGAAATATTATTCCTAATGATAATAACATGGATGATTATGTAATAGATGCTATTGGTATTCATTACAATAAAAAGTATGATAAATATTATTCTTCATTTACAAATGGAACTGAAAAAGCATTATCAAGTCTTATTGAATTGGTAGAAGTAAAAAACGCAGTTGAGAAAAATAATATAATTTGGGATGTATATGATTTTAACGTAGACACAGATATAATTGGTAAATTTTTAGATTATTTGAATTTGCAATCTTCAGAGACAATACCAACAAATGAAAACGTTACTGTTGATTGTAATAATAAAATATAATATATATAACTGAGTGACAAGGTAAACAAAATTTTTTAAGTAATTTTTTATAATGTAGTTAATATACTTAACATGGCAGCTCCTGTTCCAAATCCAATTGCACAAAGCATTAGAGAAATAGCAGAATATGAAAAAAAAAGAAATAGATCTTATCTAGACTGTGAATCTGATTTTGAAGGTCATAAATGGTATAAGGAAGGTGATGATTATAAACAAGTTAAAGAGGGAAATAAAAAACCTGAAACAGTAAATCTCTCAAAAGAGAATACATGTGATCCATTTGGTTTAGATAATGATAAATGTGCAGGATTTCTTGAAATATTACAAAATTATAAAGATCAAAAGCGACAAATGACTGAATTAATTAATTTTGTCCAAGAATTTGATTTTAGTCTCGCGCAATCAATGCTAACTAAAATTCATCCAAGATTCATTCTTTATCTTCTTCATGCTTTTGGTTTTGTTGTTAATGTTGATGACAATAACATTGTTGATGTTGATTATTGGATTAAAAATATTCTTTCGAAACACTTTGAAAAAACTAGTGATCTAAATAAATTTATTGTTGATAACGAAGCTTTATTAAAATTATTAGCGTGTCTTGTTAATTTTATTAATGAAAACCCAGGAATATTACAAGGAGATGAATATTATACTATTGATGAATATGAATCTAAAATTAAAAAGGATTTACCTGATGCGAAAGATAATCAAATTTACAGTATGAGATTCGATAATTTATCTCAAGCTGTGAAATATTTAGGAAATAATGTTGTTAAACAAAATAATTCAAGTTTGTTGCCATTTTTATTAGATGGTCCAAATTTGTCAAGCATTTATATTCCAAATATGAGCAATGGTAATTTGATGGGTGGTTTTAATGGTTCTCGTTCAACAAGTCCAAATGTTCAAGTTGGAGGAAAAAATTATACCTTTCAACTCGGAGGATTTTACCCAAATAATAGCAAATGTGGAGCAAGTTACGCTAAATCACTTTATGCCAAATTTAAAGATCAATTAAAAAGACACAACAAAGAATTTTCTAAAGTTGATGAGGATAACTTTAAACAAATGATCGAAAATTTAGAAAAATATGAAGCACAAGTATTCAAACATTTAGAAGGTATTAATAATTATGTTAAAAATGACTCGGAATATTCTAATTCAATGAAAACAATCCCTCATGCTGAATTACAAAAATATATTAGGAATTATAATGAGTATGGACGTAAACTCAGAAGACAAGAGGGTGATGTGTTGCAAGCTATTTTTAATATGGCCAAGTTTGCTGAAAATTTAGATGGGACAAAGATGAGTTCAAATGAACGTGAAATTACAATGGCAGATATTTTATAATATCTGTCATACTGTTAAACATTCAGTTAATATAGAGTGTATTTTATAATTTCTATCATTCATTAATATTATTTTTTATGTGTGCATTATATAAGATGAATAAGTGCGAATTTAAATATACTTGTACAGCTTGGTACGTATACATAGTTTTAGTAGTTTTGATGCTTGGTTCCACGCTGCTTGCATCACTCATTTTGTATTCTCAAAAAAGTACGATGGCTAATGTTGGTGCAATAGGAACTGCATCTGGATGTATATCAACTTGTGTCTCATTTTTAATTTGCATTGGTTTACTATCTCTATTGTGTCCTACACAACCTGGTCGTATTATTATTTGGATTGTTGTGATATGTTCTATCTGTTCTTTGATATCTAATATTATTGGTTTAATAGCAATGTTTAAAGGGGTTAATATGGTAAATGGACTAGCAAATAATCTGTCATCGTTCAATAGTAGTAATAGTAATAATAATGACGTAATGAACGATGAAATGCTAGTCATTTCCTAAATTCTGATTAATAAGACAATGTAATATAGTAAGATATATATACCTATTATAAGCACAAAATAAAGTCGTAAATAATGACTTAAAAAAAATTGAAAAATAGATCTTTATCCCAGTTCATTATTTAAGACAATTAAAACAATTAAACACAACAACAACAACAGCCCCCCCCCAACTTCCCTATTAATCTTCAATTAATCAAATGTCTTACTATTTAAATAATTATATCAATCCTTTTGCATATTTTACCAATAGACCAGTGCAAGTGCAAGTAATTACTCCGATAATCCCAATTCATCGAGCTCCAGTTCAAGTAGTTCATCATCATGTTTCAAATCATCGTTATCCAGGTTGTACTCACTATCCTCCATGTGAATCATCTGAAATGAATGTTCCCAAAGGTCAAAATTTGGGAAATTATGTAGTGGTTGAATATTATGTCGGATATAAAGTAATCAATCGTCCTAGTGGCTGCACAATCACACCTTCGAGGCAAGAAGTTCGTTTAAATTTAAGAGTTGAAGGCGTGCCAAATGAATTAATAGTTAATGGAGTCACGCACAAGCTTAAAACTTCTGCAAGTTTCGATAATTATGGTATTCGTCCAAAAAATGTCACTCTCAACACAGCTTTTCAAAATAGTATTCCAAAATAATTTTTTTATCATTAAAATTGAATATTATTGGTATTCAATAAATAATAATAACATCTTGATTATTATTACAAAACTATTTATAAATGTCATTTCAACACCATTTAAATAACGATTCTATAATGATAAAAAGTAGTTTTTTGCGAGTCATTACTTCTGGTGCAATAATTAGTACAATTCCTTCTGCATTACTTGCTCTAAAAACATTATCAACGAATAAAACCAATAAATTAATTAAATTTATGAATATTAAATTATTAACCAGTCTTATCTGTATAATTTTATTACAAATTGTTGCAAGATCCAAAAAACCATTAGTTCTTTTTAGACACACTTATTTTCAAAAAATGTTTTGTTATTTTCTTGTTAGTTTTATGTCCTCATTGTATCCGATTTATTTTTTAACTCATAACGGAGTTGTAATTTTTCTAAACTATTTGACTCGGATTGACAAATGTTTGGAAGATACAAAAAAATTTTGTGAAATAATTGCTTGCATGTACGTATAAGGTTCATCCTGAGTCAGTAGGTTCATTTTACAAGATTTCCCTTAAACTATCCCCTGTGTTTAATTCAGCAGGAATATGTACCGTTACATTAGCGATTGACATTGTTAACAATTCAAACGGATTTTCAATTGTTGTTAACAAATCACAATAATTCTCACATTTCTATATGTATAATTCTGCTCATCTACGAATATGTCTCATTATACATTATGTACGTATGAATCATTATTGACATCAGACCGTTTACTGATGCATCTACAAGAGTATGTAACTTACCCTGATATATTATATAAATACTATTAAAGGTACTATTTTCCCTATGATTTAATTTATTTATATTTTATATACTTTTATTTATTAAACTAATTTTAATAAAATAGACGCATCAAAGTGATTATTGTCTTAAAATGTCAATAAAAATGACATATTTTGTTACTAGTAGCAAACCCCTACACTATATTTATTAATATTAGTATTGATTAAGATCTGTCAAACGTAAAAAAATATTCTTTTAATTGTTGGATTTATCAGACCTACAAATTAAAGTATATAAATTAAAAAGTAAACATATAGTCTTTGGATGAGCCAATAAAAAAATTAAATTCTAGTATCATTGATTAAAATAACGCAACCAACTACAAATAAACATACTAATATAATTAATACTATTATGATTTTAAGTAACGCGATTATCAATTTAATATCATTATTGTGTAAAGTTTTTTCTACTATTTTAACTATGTCACTTCCTGTTTCTTTTGTTGAACAAATAATGTTAAATTTAATTTTCAAGTTTTTATACTGAGCTTGCAGATCAGTGAACATTTTATTTATTTCGTTACTATTATTACTTGCATTATCACTGTTAAAAAATTGTTTATTTATCTTGGATTTTTCTTGTTGAGAGCAATATTGTTTAAATTGTAATTGTAATTGTAATTGTAATGGTAATGGTAACTTATTTTGATTAAGTGATCTAAAGAATGTAAATGATTTTGATTTGCAAAAAAAAGTGTTAGGTCGACAAATATTCATTTAATTTCTGTATCAATATTCTATTAAATTAAATAGAATTTAAATATCACGAGTATTAAAGTTCAATTTTCTTTGTTTTATTTATTACTTTTATCAAATAAAAATGAAATAATAATCTTTTAAATAGCATTTAGCAAATTTATCAAGGTGTTTTATTGAGATAAATTATATTATGTATAAACACAAAATAAATCTTTACTGCACGGTAAATACACAATCTTCTGGTAACAATAATATTTCAGAAAGACGTTATGTACCTCTTAAAAAATGCAAATTTATTCCGATTGTAAATTCACAATTCGTTGAACAAAGAATAATATTAGAATACTTGAATGATAGTCCGGAAACAATCGAAGCATTTTTTGTTTTTCCTTTACATCCAGGATCTTGTGTTAAAAATTTTGATGCAACGGTAGGAGACCGAACAATTAAATGTATTCTTAAAGAAAAAGAGCAAGCAAATAAAGAATATCAAGCTGCAATTGATTGTGGCAAAAAATCTGTTATTATGAACAGGAAGGTAATGATTTGTTCAGTTGTCAAATTGGTAATTTAGA